GTTATAAGGGTTCCTCCCCATATGACGCAGGTCTATTCTACTGCCCATATGTACCTCTCCAGATGGTACGTGCAGTTGGAGAGAACACCTTCCAGCCTAAAATCGGCTTCAAGACTCGTTACGGCATCGTTGCTAACCCATTTGCGGAAGGCACCAATGCTGGCCTCGGTCGTCTTGAGTCCAACTCCAACCGTTACTACAGACGTGTACGTGTTGACAACCTCATGTGATTCATCACCACAGGTTTCACAGGACTCCCGAAAGGGGGTCCTTTTTTTATGGATAAATAGGAGTATAGGAACGTGCTTTTATCATGGAATTTTTAAAACCGTTACAAAGACAGATTGGAAACAGAAATTTTCTGGCATCCAGTGGTTTTAAATTTTCCCTGTCAAAGTTTCCTAAAGTAGATTTCCTTTCAAATACTGCTCTAATCCCTGCTATTAATTTGGGGGTAGCATTTCAACCAACTTATCTTAAAGATATCCCCATCCCAGGAGATAAGTTGACATATGATGACTTTACTCTTGATTTTATTGTAGACGAAGAATTAGAGAACTATATCATTGTCCACAATTGGATGATGGGATTGGGATATCCTGAATCTGTAGAGCAATACGAAAATCTTATTGATAGTGACCCACAAAACCCTGGTGTCCATAACGCAAATAGTGGTCAGTGCGACGGAACATTAATTATCTACAATAGTAGTTTTAATCCAATTGCACAGGTGACCTTCCAGGGCATGTTCCCAGTTTCACTATCAACAATTGAATTCGATGCCAAGACAGAAGATACTAATTATGTGACAGCAAGCGTAACTTTTAAGTATACTAATTACATTATTAAAAAACTTTGATTTATGAACATTGATGAGATTCAGGAGTTATGGGAACAAGATTCAAAACTAGACCCAGATAATCTACATGTAGAATCTATCAAAATCCCTTCACTCCATTCAAAATACTATAACATTTACAATAAGATTGTTCTCCTCAAAAAAATGGAAGAGAACAACTTTAAAATCATAAAGAAAAAGAGATGGTTATTTTATTCAGGAAAATCTGAACCTGAAGCATATATTAAAGAACCATTCGATCATAAAGTTTTAAAACCAGACATGGACAAATATCTGGATGCTGATGAAGAAGTAATCAAATCAGTATCGAAGATAGAGTATTACCAGACCATGTTGAGTTATTTGGATAGCATTCTAAAGACTATTATGAATAGGACTTATCAAATAAAGAATGCCATAGAATTTATGAAATTCACTGCTGGATATGACTAATATTAAAATACGAAAGAAAAACGAAGTCTATTTAACTGTAACTGCAGAACCATACATTCAACAAGAATTATCCGATTATTTTACATTTGAAGTTCCTGGGGCAAAGTTCATGCCTCAATATAGAAGCAAATATTGGGATGGAAAAATCCGTCTTTACTCACCACATAATGGTGAAATCTATGTTGGACTTCTAGATAAAATTACTTCTTGGGCAAGAAAATCTAATTACACCATAGAATTTGAAGATAATAAATTTTATGGTACTCCATTTGAAGAGAACTCTCACGTTTCGTATGAAGGTGTTAAAGAGTTCATGGAGAGAATTACAAAGTATAAACCAAGAGACTATCAAGTAGAAGCAGTTTATGATGCGTTAAGATACAATCGTAAACTATTAATCTCACCAACTGCATCAGGTAAATCTATGATGATTTACTCGATTGTTAGATATTTCACTGCATTGAATAAAAAAATTCTTCTAGTTGTTCCAACAACATCTCTAGTTGAACAAATGTACAAAGACTTTGAGGACTATGGTTGGGACTCAGAAAAATATTGTCACAAGATTTATTCAGGTAGAGAAAAGGAAACTAATAAAAGTGTTGTGATTACAACGTGGCAATCCATTTATAAATTGAATAGAAAATTCTATGAAAATTTTGAAGTGGTTATTGGTGATGAGGCACACTTATTTAAGTCAAAATCCTTAGTTGGTATGATGACAAAGTGTGATAATTCAAAATATAGATTTGGATTCACTGGAACCTTAGATGGTTCACAGACACACAAGTGGGTTCTTGAAGGATTATTTGGTCCTTCCTATAAAGTAACTCAAACTAAAGAACTAATTGAAAAAGGACACTTATCTCAATTGCAGATTAAAGTTCTTCTTTTGAAGCACAACGAACATAAGTTCGGTGAGTATGAGGAAGAAGTTCAGTATTTAATTAGTCATGAGAAGAGAAACAAGTTTATTAAAAACTTAGCACTAGACCTGAAAGGGAATACTTTGATTCTATTCAATAGAGTGGAAGCACATGGTATGCCTATTTTTAATCTCATAAATAATTCTGCGGCAGATGGCAGAAAAGTATTTTTTGTCTACGGTGGTGTTGACGCACAAGAAAGAGAAAAAGTAAGAGAGATTACAGAGAAAGAGTCCAATGCAATCATCGTTGCATCTTATGGGACTTTTAGTACAGGTGTTAACATCAAAAATCTGCATAATGTCATATTTGCATCCCCATCAAAGTCTAGAGTAAGGAATCTACAGTCTATAGGACGTATCCTTAGGAAGGGGGACAAAAAATCAGAAGCAATCTTGTATGATATTGCCGATGATATTACATATAAGTCAAGAAAAAATTATACCCTTAATCATTTAATTGAAAGGATAAAAATTTATAACGAAGAGCATTTCAATTATGAGGTATTGCAAATTAATTTTAAAGAATAGATATGGAAGAAGAATTCTATGCAATCATTAAATTAACTTCTGGTGAGGAAGTATTTTCAAAAGTATGCCCCTGTGAAGAAGACGATAGAACAATACTCATTCTGGATCATCCAGTAACGATAGAGACTGTTTCTATTCGTCAAATGGGAATCACTGGGGTTAAAATAAATCCTTGGATAAAATTTACTGATGATTCAATGTTCGTAGTAAACATGGATAAGGTTATAACCATGTCTGAAGTGAACGATGAGGATTTATTGGTGATGTATAAAAAATATCTGAAGACAAAGGAAAAAAGAAAAGAACCAAATACAAACTCAAAGAGACCTACGGAGAATATGGGGTATCTATCTTCTATCTCTGAAGCAAGAATTTCCCTAGAGAAAATCTATAAATCTACTAATTAATATAGATCTAATTCTTCAAACTCCACAGAGTCATTATACATACCTACAGAGGTCGTGTCAAGTATTACTATTAGACTGGACAATCAGTAACCTTTACGTTATACTTTTAACATCTTAAAAAACAAGAAATGAGAAAAGAACGTAAAAATCCCCATTACGTAAACAACAAAGAATTTCATGCTGCTCTTGTAGAGTATAAACATCTTGTTGATATTGCAAAAGAGAAAGGACTCCCACCACCGAAGATTTCAAATTATCTTGGGAGTTGTTTCTTGAAGATTGCTACTCACCTTTCATATCGACCTAACTTCGTGAACTATATGTTCCGAGAGGATATGATTAGTGATGGTATTGAGAACTGTGTTCACTATATCAATAACTTTAACGTAGAGAGAACTAATCCTTTTGCTTACTTCACTCAGATTGTTTACTATGCTTTCCTGAGAAGAATCCATAAAGAGAAGAAGCAGATGGAAATTAAAGAAAAGATTATTGAAAGAAGTGGATATGATGAAGTCTTTACTGTAGATGGTGATATTTACAACTCTTCCGAGTATAATAGCATTAAGGACAACATCCAACTGAAACTTTATCAATGAAGATTGCTTTAATTACTGACACTCATTATAATTTTAAAAAAGCAAACAAAAACTTTCACGACTTTTTTGAAAAGTTCTATACAAATATATTTTTCCCAACACTCGAACGTGATAATGTAAAAACTGTTATTCACTTGGGGGATGCTTTCGATAATCGTAAGGGGATTGATTATTGGGCATTATGGTGGGCAAAAAAGTATGTTTATGATAAGTATAAAGAATTAGGTATAACCGTTTATAGTATTGTTGGGAATCATGATACTTACTATAAGAATAGTAATAAAGTAAATTCGATTGATTCCCTTTTAGATGAGTATGATAATGTAATTAAAGTATCATCACCAAAAGAATTCAATATTGATGGTTTAGATATTGCATTGCTTCCTTGGATTAATGTAGATAATCAAGAAGAAACTTTCAACTTGATTAAGTCAACTAAAGCAAAGGTTGCATTTGGTCATTTGGAATTGCAAGGTTTTACTATATTTCCTGGACAGACCATGGAACATGGGATGGACAAAGATATATTTAAAAACTTTGATAGAGTATTCTCTGGTCATTATCACACACGTAGTAATGATGGTAGAGTATTTTATGTTGGAAATCCGTATCAGATGTTCTGGAATGACTGGAATGATGTAAGAGGATTCAACTACTTTGATACTGATACATATGAACTAACTCATGTAGAAAATCCTTACACAATATTTGAAAAGGTTTACTATGATGATACGGATATCAGCACTTTAAACGTTGATAAGTATAATGATAAAATAGTAAAACTTATTGTTAGGAAAAAAAGCAATCAAAGAGAGTACGACAAGTTTCTTGATAAACTTACCACTGCCTCTATGATTGAGTTAAAGATATCTGAAATTTTGGATATCAATGATAATGAGTTTTGTGAATCTGATATTGAAATCGAAGATACGATTACAACCTTAGAAAGGTATATTGAAGAGTCGGAATTTGATTTGAATAAAAGTATTGCTAAAAAAATCATGAGAGACATTTATGCGGAAGCATTAGAAGTCGAATGATTTTACTAAATATAAGAAAACCGTAGTATGGGGTATGTTCATACTAGCAATAGAAGGACAAGAAGATGAAGGGGCATATTCCGTTTTAGACGATGACGGAGAGCAGTCTGTATTCTTCTGGGAAGAGGAAGACGATGCACTTAGGTATGCTATACTATTAGAGGCAGAAGACTACCCTGCAATGGCTGTTGTGGAGGTAGATGCTGATACTGCCATAAAGACTTGTGATGCTTATAATTATAGCTATGCTATAATAACCAAAAATGATTTTGTGATTCCACCAAGAGATGATAACTTTCAGCAAAATTCGATATCGTAATTTTCTTTCAACTGGCAATAATTTTACTGAAATTAATTTTCAAAAAACTCAGAATACTTTAATCATCGGGAGCAATGGTAGTGGTAAGTCCACTGTTCTCGATGCTTTGTGTTTTTGTTTATTTAACAAGGCATTTAGAAAAATTACTAAGAGTCAATTAGTAAACTCTACTAATGAGAAAGAGTGTAGAGTTGAATTGGAGTTTGAAACTCTTAGTTCCCAGTGGAAGATTGTTCGAGGAATCAAACCAGCAGTGTTTGAGATTCATCGTGATGGTGAACTCTTAGACCAACTGGCATCAAATAATGACCAACAATCTTGGTTGGAGAAGCATGTTCTGAAGTTGAACTTTAAGTCCTTTACACAGATTGTTATTCTGGGGAGTGCTTCTTTTGTTCCATTCATGCAACTGTCTACCTCTCATAGGAGAGAAGTTGTTGAGGATTTGTTGGATATTAAAATATTCTCATCTATGAATGGAATTATCAAAGAAAAAATCAAAAACAATATAGAAAAAACTCAGGAAGTACACAGGGAAGAACTAGCACTCGGTGAAAAAATCGAGATGCAGAAGAAAATTATTAGCAATATCGAAAAGAATACAGAGCAGCAAGTAAAAAGTAGAGAGGATAAGATTGAAGTAATCCAAGAAGAGATTGATATTATCATTAAAGATAATGATAAGTTAGAAAAAGAAGTATTAGATATTCAAAACAAAGTTAGTAAACTAGCATTTTCTCCTAAAAAGAAGCAGAAATTGTCAAATCTCATGGCAAAAGTTCAGGATAAAATAGAGAATGAGAAACAACAGATACAGTTCTTTGATGAAAATACGGTATGCCCTACATGTACCCAAAATATTGAAGACTCTCTAAGGTTAAATAAAAGAGACGGGCACCATAGTAAACTAAAAGAACTCGAATCTGGTCTCGTCGAACTTTGCAATGCTATAGAAGATGAGCATAATCTTGAACGTGAATTTGCTGTTTTTCAAAAGGAGATCCAAAATCTAAACTATGAGATATCTAATAACAACGTTGAAATCTCTGCTCTTAATCGACAGTCTAGAGAATACGGAAACGAAATTCAAAGACTTGCCACAAAGAATGCAGATGCAGATACTGAGAGGAGGGAGTTAGAGAAACTACAAACCAAATTAGATAAACTCAAGGACAACAGTTCTAAGCATCGGGAGATAACTTCTTACTTCATGTTTACCCATGGTCTTCTAAAAGACGGAGGAGTTAAATCAAAAATCATTAAGAGATATCTCCCTCTTATGAATCAGCAGATTAATAAGTATCTGCAAATAATGGATTTCTACGTTAACTTCTCACTAGATGAAGAATTTAACGAAACTGTAAAGACACCAATTCACGAAAATTTTTCATACTCTTCCTTTAGTGAAGGTGAAAAAATGAGAATTAATCTGGCACTCTTGTTTACTTGGAGAGAGATTGCACAGATGAAGAACTCTATAAGCACAAATCTTCTGATACTTGATGAGGTATTCGATAGTTCTTTGGACGGAGTTGGAATTGAACTCTTCTATAAGATTATCAGATACGTCATCTCTGACACTAATGTCATGGTAATTTCTCACAAGACTGATGAGATGTTGGATTACTTTGATACTGTGTTGAAGTTTGAAAAAGTCAAAGGATTCAGCAAGATTAGCAGTTGACTAACCCACCCACTCTTGGTATGATTACTGGGATACTCTTCTGTCTATATTATGTCAAATGATGTAGGGCACAGTGATGCCTATTATGATTACAATCGAAATGACCCAGATAGGGAAAATCCTTTCGAGTCTGAAGATGATGGACGAGATGAAGAAGGAAGATATCCTGCAGACCATCCTAGTCAGGCATTCTGGCACGAAGATGGTGTAGAGTTTGTAGGTAATCCCTACGGTTCTGGTTTGCCATATACGAGTAATTTTGCAGCGGCAGATACCATTAGTTTTACTTCTGGTTCTACTGGTGTATCAACCCTTGGTGGAGAGTCTTCTGACACTATTACATATAGTGGTAATCCGTTTGCCGAAACCATGCATATCGGTGGAGGTGACACAATCTTTGGTTCAGCATCATCTGATACCATCAATTTTAGTAGCAATACTTTTGCTGCAGCACAAGAAGTACCATTTGATTATGATTGGGGAAGTGATCTCCTTGATTTCTGTGGTGCTGCTTACACTGGTTCCAGAGTTTTTGGTGGTATGAGTGAGGATACCATCAGTTTCAACCTTCCAGAACGGAACCTTCCAGAACCAGACTGGAAATATAATGAAGGTACTATTCTCAAAGAACTTGAGAATTACCTTAAGAAAACCTATGGTCAACATTACTCTGATGCAAAGAGTAATGACCAAACCCTGGATAAAATCAAAGATAGTCGTAAGGAAGGATTTTTTGCAGGCAATGTGGTAAAATACATTGACCGATATGATTCCAAAGGGACTCCTCGACAAGACTTGTTTAAAGTCCTGCACTATACTATGCTTCTGATTAATCATCTCGACCTTATTGAAGAAAACTGAAATTATGAAACTGTCCCCTGAAACTATTACTGTTCTGAAGAACTTTGCTTCTATCAATCAGTCTATTCTAGTTAAGTCAGGTTCTCGTCTTCGCACTATTAGTGTGATGAAGAATATTCTTGCTGAGGCAGATGTGAAAGAGTCTTTTGAACGAGACTTTGCAATTTATGACCTTAACCAGTTCCTGAATGGTCTTAGTCTTCACCAAGACCCAGACCTTGACTATAGCAATGACTCTCACCTTATTATTCGTGAAGGAAAACGTCGAGTAAAGTATTTCTTTGCTGACCCAGAAGTTATTGTTACTCCCCCCGATAAAGAGTTGAGTCTTCCTACTGAAGATGTTTCTTTCCAACTGGAGCACTCTCAACTTGACCGACTGATTAAAGCATCTGCTGTTTATCAACTTCCTGACCTGTCTGCTGTTGGTGAAGCAGGTGTAGTCAAACTTATCGTTCGTGATAAAAAGAATGATACCTCCAATGAGTTTGCAATCATTGTTGGTGAAACTGATAAAGAGTTCTCTTTCAACTTCAAAGTAGAGAACATCAAAATCATTCCTGGAACTTATGATGTAGTTGTTTCTCAGAAACTTCTTTCTAAGTTTACAAATGCTCGATTCAATCTGAACTACTATATTGCACTGGAGCCTGACTCCACTTTCGGTTGATATCTTTTACTTTTTAAATTATGAGTCGTGATGAATTTCTTTGGGTTGAAAAGTATCGACCCAAAACAATT